GTCGCTGCAGAGGCTGCAGAGGTGGCTGCTGCTGTGGCTGAGGTAGATGCACTGTTGGCGCTAGTTAGGGCGTTAGAAGCGCTTGTAGCCGCGCTAGAGGCACTTGTAGCGGCAGAGGCAGCACTAGTAGCAGCCGATGCTGCTGAGGTCTGAGCGCTGGTTAGAGGACCAAAGAAGGCGTCTACATAGTCCTTCGGCGTAGCAGAGGTAGCAATCATACCTGCGCTAGATAGACCAGTTATGACTGGACTGCCCGAGATGGTTGGGCTAGTCAGGGTCTTGTTGGTTAAAGTTTGAGTAAGCGTATCTAAAACTACCGTTCCAGTAGCGTTAGGCAGAGTGATTGTTCTATCAGCAGTTGGGTCTGTAACAGTAAGCGTTGTCTCAAAAGCATCCGCAGTAGAACCCTCAAAGACAATGCTTGCGTCTACTCCAGCACCAGTAATGCTTGGGTTAGTAATAGTTGGGCTAGTTAAAGTCTTATTGGTAAGGGTCTGAGTATCAGTAGTACCAACAACCTCACCTGTAATGCCGTGGACTGCGCTAGTAAGTTCTTGGTGGGTATTGGCTTCCTGCAAGTCACGACCGATAACCATGTGACGAACCACAGCACCAGCAGCGTGGGCTACAGCAGAAGAACCGTCCTGAGCACGTTCAATGGTAAGTGAGTTACCAGAAGAGTACAACTTAACGTTGACAATTTCTTCAAGAGATGTATCTGGGTCAATGACGACTGTATATGTCTCGGTACCAGTAAGGGTCTTACCACCCATTACTGCAGAGCCAGATACTACCGTATCAGTGATAGCAGACGCAAGAGTTGTCTGCTGTGCACGAGAGGAGTATTTACGTACTGTCATTGTTTACCTATCGGACGTAATGGACGCGGGGAGGGTACTTCTGAAGTTGCGCTTTTGCTTCTTCATTAAGACGTTGTGTGTATAGACCATAAATCTGACGCATGACTCCGCCAATAGAGCCAAAGGGACGCTTAGAGTCAATCTCATCAGCCTGTGGGCTAGTCTGGCTTGAACGTGCTGGGTCTAAGAATGTAAGTAGGCGGTAGATAGTTCCCAATACTACCACATCTTTACAAGATTCGGGTAGCCCTATAACTGTTGTAAAGACATCTGAATCAGATGAGAAAGTTCCAGGGTCAGCAGCGTAGGTTAGTTTAACAGTTCTGCCTGGAGTGATATAATCACGAATCGTTACAGTTTGTGCTGGTTGGGCTTCTGAGCCACCCCATGTTGAAATGTCAGCGTATGGCTCTAGGTCAATTCTACGGATAGGTAGCCATTCCTTAGAAGGACCTACTTCTTGCCAGTGAGCAGCAATGATTGCTTGAGCCTCAACATTGTTACCGTTACCATCAAGTAATTCATAAGTTGTGATAGCAGCATTGTAAGTAAAGGTTAGTTGCTTAACAGCATGGATAGATGAACTCATCGCACGAAGCGTGTCATTGACGGCACGCTTAATTACGTGCTTAGGGAAAGTCGGGCTGATAGTTACCTTGGCATTGGTAGCAGCAGTAGATGCTGTAGTTCCTAGATAACCTCTACCCCAAGGAGAGATGGTAAGAGTATTGGCTACACGGTCGAATGACTCTACCCACATCAACTCTTCACCAATTTCAATAATACCCTTACCGATGTCCGTTGTAGAGGATACGTTGATGGTTGTAGTTGTTGTGGTTGTAACGGCAGCAGAAAGGCTTGTAGCCCTGTCCTGCTGCATGGTATAGCCCTGCAGATTAATGATTACTTCATTGACAATATCAGCGTATGTTGTTGCCACAGTTATAGGGTCCTTAATGCGTCTACCGCAGATTTACCAGTTGTTCCAGCAAGTTCATTGCAGATTGCGTTCAAACTTTTGAAGTTGTTAGGTTGACGAGAACTGTCAGCCTCATAGTTAAGAGCACCGATGATACCTTTACCAGAAGTACCTGCCCAAGCATTGGCAGCGCCTTGTTCATCAAGGAATGCTGTTCTAGCGGGATATGTTCCTCCGTTAGCCAAACGGTTTAATTCTGCACAGAGAGTGCTACCTGCTATACCTGCCACTATCTATACCTCGCTGTCTTCTTTGCGATTGATTTTGGTTGCTTTGAAAATTGTTTACCTGAGCGTGTGTCGCGACGCTTCTTAGCAGAGGTTGCTGCGTATTCTTTTTTAGAGAGTGATTGACGAGCCTTCTTAGGCAGATACCGTTCACCTGTAGCCTTAGCACCTTGAGTGCTAGGCTTACCAGAGCGAGTACCCCACTCCTCTTTAGTCCACTTAGATAGGGACTTCTGTTTCTTTGATTTGCTACCAGTGTATCCACCACCAGCCTTCTTGTATTGTTGTGCTACAAGTTGTGCTTTACGAGCAGACCACTGACCAGGTCTACCACCTTTAGAGCCAGCAAGGACTCTGTTCTTAATGGATTCACGTAGACCTGGTTTAGTGTATGACATTACTTCTTCTTACCGCCTAGAAGTCCTGGGAACAAGCCCTTTGGATTCAATGGCTTTGGATTCTTTGATGTGTACTTTGGAACTTGGGTAACCTTGTTAGGACCCTTACCAATAGTGATTTTCTTCTTTGTTGCAGAAGCGCGTGCTTCGTCAGCAGTCTTTGCTACTGGCTTAGCCATTGGCTTCTTTGCTACAGCAGCACGTGCGGCATCTGGAGACTTAGCAACTGCTCCAGCAGCCTTCTTTGCAGCAGCAAGACGGTTAGCACCGTACATACGCTTTACGCCTTGTACGAACTCAGCATTGCTGGAACCGCCAGCCTTTTTAAGGGCTGCAGTCATTCCCATCTTTTTGATACTGTCGATTGTTGACTGCTTTACAGGAGTGTAAAGATTACTTCCTGATGCAGCCTTGCCTCCACCTTTAGGTGCGGCTTTTTTTACCTTGTATGCAGCCTTTGCTGCATCAGCGGTTTTGTATGTCTTAGCCATTACCATTTGACCTTATCTGCCCAATATGCGGCACCTTATCTGCCCAATATGCGGCACTCATTTTTCCTTTGGCGATGTTGCGACTATGACGAGCCTTGAAACTCTTGCGCTTCATCTTCATACGCTGAGATTCCCCAGCCTTTGGCTTACCTGCGGTGGATGCACCTTGTTCGCCAAACCTAATTGTTTTTACTTGACTTCCCTGTTTAGCCACAACAACGTGTGACTTCTTAGGGTGGTTAGGAGTACGCTTTGGCTTGTTGTAACCAGATACTCCAGCACGGGCTAACCGTGGGTCACGACTTGTCTTTGCCATACTCACCGTACTTTCCTAGAACTGCTCTTACTGTGCCGTTCTTATTGAGCCTTACTACTTTCCCGTCCTTAATCTGGACAGAGTTAAAACCACGATGGGTTTTATATTGTCCAGATGACATTACTTGCCTCTAACTCTCTTGAGGCGTGGGTTCTTGCGTTTCGCAGCAGGGCTTGCCTTGCGAGATGATGCGGCGAGGATTGCACCAGCACGCTCCATCGACACACCTGACTTGCGAGCAATCTTCTTCTGGACCGCTTTGAATCCTGGATGCTTCGCTGATTTCTTCATACCGTTCCTTTACCATACTTAAAACCTGGAATCTTTGTTGGGTCCATCTCGCGTCCACCAAGTTTGGTGTTTGGCTTGTAGGTAATTGACCGTGTGTTTCTGTAAAGTTCGGCAACGTGGGCTTTAGCGTTAGCGTTAGTAATCCCACCTGTTTTTCTAGGTTTCTTTGCCATTACTTTTTCTTTCTCTTTGGAGCGGCTTTCTTCTTTGATTTCTTGCCGTACTCAATCATGCGTTCCATTTTGCCTTCAGACTTCTCGTGTTTCTTAGAAGCCTTCTTAGCAGCAGCAATCCCCTTCTTGGTGTAAGGGAACTTCTTACCTTCGACCATTGGCATACTATGCCCCTATCTCTTTCATTACTTCGGCTACGCCCTTATTTACTTTATGTGCTTTCGGCATCGTGTTACCGTCATAGGCTTTGCCTAGTACTTCTGATGCCTTATGTGCTGCCTGAATGTCTCGCATATTTGTGCTATTAGGCTGTATGCCTTGTGCTCTAGCATCTCTGTATGCTTGAAGTTCAGCATTCCATTTTTTATCTGGAATATCTCGTGTTGCGTCCCCTGCGTTCATCTGAAGAGTTAATGCTTTGCAACCAAAGCAACCTTCAATTGGCTCGGGATGGTGCTCCCAATGTTTCATATCGCAGTAAAGTTACTTTCTGTTATTCCTACGCCACCAGCAATAAGTTCGGCTTTTGTAGCCTCACTTACGACATGGTTTCTGCCACCCAAGTATACCACATCATAGTCCGCTAGGTCCTCATCTAAAAGGTACCGTACTCGTGAGTAGGTGGCACCAGATTTGACGATGCTTATCCCGCGGTCTAGTTTGTAGAAAAAGAACAACCTATGTAGTCCAGCAGGACCTTCTCGGACAGTTGGTGTCCTGAAGATGTAATCTGTCATTAGTCCTCCTTAATGGACTCACCGCCAGGCAGAGTTTCAAGGCTCTGCCCGACAGTCAATCAACTAAGCGATTGAAGAACCGCTTTCAATGCGGTACAAAGCCTCTTCGCGGTAGCGAGCGAAGCCGAGTACGCCGTACCAGCCCATTGGGCGGTGACGCATCAACTTGTCAACTACAGGTCCGATAACTGTATGTGGCTCTTCAGCAACTGCTTCAGCGAGAGCCTGCTGACCCGCAACGATTGTGCGGTATACCTTGGCGCTTGAAGCACCATCGGTAGCAGTAAACATACGGTTGGTCTCAACGAAGTAAGCACCTTCGTAGGTTCCGATTTCGCCTGCCCAGATTTCATTCTGGTTAGCGCCGTATTGGTGAGGGATGAGCCATCCAGCAGAACCTGTTTCTGCACGGAGGTCATGGGATACTTCTGGGTGGATACCGACCCAGTAAAGGTTGCCCTTACGTCCCTTAGCGTTGTTTCCACGCAACTTAGCAACAGCACGACGGATGTTGGAAGAAGCAAGGGTTGCAGCAGCAGTAATTGTTGCTGTTGATGTTGCGGTTGAACCTGCGTAAATTACGTTGGTTCCGCCACGAAGTGTTGCCATTGCAACCTTGTCGATAGAATCTGCAAGGTTGTACGCAATGATGTTTGCGATTGCTGGGTCTACATCAGCAAGGCTGAAGAGTTCCAACGCACGAGTTACGAGAACTGAGTTACCGTACTCATTGAGAGTAATGGTTACAGATGTAGGTGTCGATAGACCGACTGCATCTGGGTCAGTATCTTCGGTAAGAGCAGTTGTTGCTGCTGTGAGGTCAACATAGCGTTGTAGAACGATTGTTGAACCTGGTTGAGTCTGGCGTGCAGGACGCTTATCTGCGACAGAACGGATTAGAGGTTCTGAGCGGAGAGCGAACTCAAGAAGGCGGTCATACGCCTTCTGAACTAGACCTGCGGCACCAGCGGTACCTCCGAGTGAGGAGGAACCTGTTGATACATAGGCATTAGCCATTTGATTAGTCTCCTAGACTATGAACGGATATTATTGCGAGCGTAGGAAAGCAATCAAATCGTCAGCGCTTTCTGCGTTTTCGATTTTCATTGCGAACTCATCTGCTCGTTCGGGTGATACAGCACCTTGGGTCACGACATCCATTTGACGTAGACTTGCAATATCACGCTGAGCAATCGGTGCTTCTTTCTGGATTTCAAATCCAAAAACATCACCATTCTGCTCTAACCATGAATTAATTGCTTCTTCAGAAGCATCTAGGTCAGTCGGAATGAATTTAGCGACTTTCATGTTGACACCCTTGGATGTAAGAACATCCTTAAGTACGCGCTCTCTTTGGGCTTTGCTCAACTCACCTAGAGTTGATTCAAGTTCCTTTGCTCGTTTCTGTTCAGCCTTAAGGGCTTTACGGAGTTTCTTAACGAGGTCAGTATCGGCGGCTCCGAAATCGACTTGTACATCGTCGTCTTCTTCGTCGTCTTCCCAGTAGTTATCGCGATTGTTGCTCATAGCAACCTCTCCCATCATTAGTAGTTATCGCACGCCTCAATACAGATTGGGGTGTCCATATTGGCTCGTACTGCCAGTCTTGTTACACTGCGTGGGGCTGGT